AAGGGCTAACGGGGTTAACAGGAGCAACGGGACCTGCAGGTTCACAGGGCATTCAAGGACTCACGGGTGCAACGGGTGCAACGGGTGCAACGGGCCCAGCGCCAGACACATCTCTTTATGCTCTGAAGGCAAGCCCGACCTTTTCAGGAACCGTTACGACAGAGGAGCTTGTCGTTGGAACGGCACTAGCCAACAAGAACTTAACCGTTAATGGGAATTTGGAAGTCCTCGGGAACGTTAACTTTGCGAATCCCTACTGGGTTGCTGTTGTAATAAATTTCACAGGAGGCAATCCCTATTTTGTGAGAGCAAACGGAGGGCGAAACACAGCGACATCGCTTGTCAGAGTGTCGGGACAAGCTACTGGTATAATTCAATTTGATTTCCCCGCACACCCACAGGGAGTAAACTACATAATCGATACAGCTGGTATTGGTGCTTATGCTACGGTTTACACAACGGTAAGAACCAGCACAAGAATTGGGCTTGTAATCAGAGATAGCGTCAGCTTGGCTCTTACTGATCGCGAGGTACATGTTCTTATATTGGCTTACTAAAAGGCAAAATTTTAACATTCCTTTGATTGGTAAGTAAGGTATCAATCACAAGAACTCATCACAACCACTTGTTGACAAACTCCGCCACGATCACGTCGTAGCCTGCATTGGTCTGGTCCTTAAGGGACTTCATGAATTTGTAGTAGTCTGGCAGGCTCATGTCGTCGTGCTTCAGCCTGTAGAGGCGGTGCACCACATGGGAGCCGCAGGTGTTCACTCTTGAGTCCTTGTTCTGGTAGCCCACGTTGTTGTAGATGTACTTCTCCTCCTCCTTCTCCAGCAACTGCGTGAGGTAGGGCTCGTCCTGGTTCAGCTGTCTGTTCCTCTTCGCGCTAATCCACTTCAGCTGTCCATCTGGCTTGACGCCGTAGGAGTCAAAGTGCTCATAGAGACCGTTGTACTTCAGGAGGGCCGTCCAGTGTCCTCTGTTTGGTCTGTCCTCGTAAAGTATAATGCAGTAGTCCTTCTCATTCGGTAGCAACTGGTCAATGTCATGAAGGTTTGCCAGCTCCGCGTACTTAATTATTTTGGCATCGCCCCCAAGAATTCTTTGAATGTCCTCGTCCGACAGGGCTTTGTTAATGAGCCTTACAATGTCAAAATCCATCTATACATTAGTCTGACATTCTTCTTTGGGAGCCCGTTAGGTCGGTTAACTTTTGTTGCGGGTTTGCTTAAAGGTTTTATAAAGTGTAGGGGGTGGAGCGTACAGACACTTACACTTCCTTGGTCTTAAGTTCGGTTCTCATTTCAGCTTTTGAATCGAGCGACTCGTCAAATATGGTCCTTTACTGACTGGTGGTGGGGCTTTACTTTCCACCAAGGACAGGAGACCACATGAAGGTGGCACAAGCACTACTACAATGGTACTTGACTTGTATGCTAAAGTTGGAAACATCGTTACTAACTACCCAATTGAAGGTCTTGTAACTGCTAATTTCGTTTCAAGTGATACTGGTTCAACAAGTAAAATGTATAACATTACTGATGCATCTGATTTAACTGTTGCTGCTACTGAAAGCACAACTGTTGATGGTCGTTATACCTTAACTTATACTGGTGCAGTAGCTTCTGAAGTGTTACAACCATTAATCAAGAAAAACGGATTAGATGGTGTTACAATGATTGGAACAACTGGTACAGTAATTTAATTTAACCATTAAAATTGAAAAGCCTTTGCAGAAATGTGAAGGCTTTTTTTGTATATTTGCACTATGTGGAATCTTGAAGTAATTGCACGAAATGTCAAGAAGTTA